TTCCTGCAGTCTGATAACCGTACGAATAACCGGCACTGAGAGTTTACCAGCAAAGACAACACATGGCTATGGAAAATTAACCTCTGTTAGGAGGCAGTTTTGAAAAGCCTTATGTTGTTCTGCGAAGAGCTGCTCATTGAATTGGGTAGCTGGTGTGGCACTAGTACCGACCTCGATATGAAACATATCGAGGCCCGATTTGAACACGAGGGGTTTTCGTTTTTAGCGATTACCCTACCTAGCTTCGCGTCGGACTTCCAAAAAAGTCTCGACCGTGGCTATGTGGATCACGACTTGTTTAATGGATTCCATTTTACAAGCGGTCTCCCCCGATTTCTCGGAGGTTTCCTTGATCTTGTGTTCGATCGAACTAGTGGTCGTTTACTTGATGAACCGAATGTGACAGCCATCTTTGCTATTCGCCAAATTACTATGGCGTTTGGCAAGGTGAAACTGGAGTGCTCTGACGAGCGCAACCAGGCTGCTGTTGATTCTTACATCAAGTGTGAGCAGGACCTTCGCGTCTCCGATAAGCGGTTCCCCGATCTAATCGAGGATTTCCAGCGAATCGGAAGACTGCTTTGGACCGATCTCTTTACCGAAATTGACCGCAAGGTCTATTACGGTGAGCTCGTACCAAAGCACGGACCTGGTACCACCGCTGACAAGCTTTTGGGAAACCAAAAGTTTTATCAGACTGAGTGGACCAGTCGGCTCGAAGATGTTTTCCCTTGGGACGAACATCTCGTTGCAAATTGGCGCTATATTAGTGCCAATCCAGTGAAGGTCCTCGAACCCGGAGAAGAACGGCCTGTTCAGGTCATTCTTGTTCCTAAAACGCTCAAAACACCCCGTGTTATCGCTCGCGAACCAACTTGCATGCAGTATATGCAGCAAGGTATATTCGAGGCGATACAGGAAGGGATTGCTAGGAGTGACACCCTAACATCTCTTGTCGGATCGACAGACCAAACGCCTAATCAGCGTCTGGCTCGGGAAGGTTCCCTCACGGGAACCCTTGCTACACTCGATTTGAGTGAAGCATCCGATCGTGTTTCGAACCAGCATGTACGCGCTCTGCTTGCCAATCATCCTCACCTTTTGGGTGCGGTTGACGCTTGCAGGTCGCGGAAGGCTGATGTTCCTGGTCATGGCGTTCAACGCCTGACCAAGTTCGCGTCTATGGGTTCAGCACTGTGCTTTCCGATGGAAGC